CCGCGCTTGTGTGTTTTTACACGCATCCGAGGAAGGACCAGGAAAATGACGGTTAAGATCCGTCAAGTTGCGGGTTACGCTGCGAAGAACATTCGCAACTTTTCAACCCCGTTAGCACCCACCTTTGTTGGTGGGGGCTACGAGAAGATTGATGATGGGGGTAACCACCCCCTTCAATTTCTCGGCCAACTCGATGTTGGTGGGCCAATGATTCTCGAAAGAGACATCATTACCCATCATCCCGGCACCTGGAAGTCTACAAACTTCAAGGGGAGCGACGCTGTCGTCTCCTTTGCCGGCTTCGATGTGCCTAAGTTCACTCCCAAAACCAATGAGAGTGTCTTGGCTGATGGCACGACCGCAATTGCGCGGTGCACTCCCAACTCTCCACTGTTCAACGCCGCCACTTTTGTGGGGGAGTTGCGGAACGACGGCTTGCCGTCGCCCGTTGGTATCCAGACTTGGCGAGAGCGGACTTTGTCCGCTCGTGCCGCCGGTTCTGAGTACCTTAACGTGGAGTTCGGATGGAGACCTTTTGTCTCCGACCTTCAGAACATGGCTAAAGCCGTGAAGAAGGTGGGTAGGCACTTTGACGAGTTTACGTCGAAGTCCAACTCAACTATCCGTGTTGGGCACAATCTGGCTGCTACCGGGTATAATCAGACTTGGCAGGATCGACCTTTCGTGATCCTTGCCGCTGATTCCGGTATTAGCCGACGCGTTCCAGGCTCCGTTGTTGCGCAGTTTACCGAAAGATCATGGTTTAGAGGTGCTTACACCTACTACGCCCCCCGTAAGGGGCCGCTTGAAAAAGCGGTGTCTTTCGAGCGCAACGCAAACCATCTTCTGGGGACTCGCTTGACCCCTGAGGTGGTGTGGAACCTAGCGCCCTGGTCCTGGGCCCTCGATTGGTACGGCAATGTTGGAGATGTTATGCACAATCTCTCAACGATCGGCCATGACGGGCTCGTCCTGAAGTATGGTTACATCATGTGTCACTCTCGTAACGACTATTCCATAGTCGCCAATGAGGGTGCCGACACGACCGCTGCATCAGTGCAGCGGATTCGTGAGATGAAGAGGCGGTTTCCCGCTTCACCATACTTCGGATTCGGCGCGGCTGGTTCGCTTAGTGCGAAACAGACTGCCATTCTTGCGGCGTTGGGTTTGACCCGCGGCCCCAAGTAATGGTTCAGGTGCGCCTTCCTTGAGGGAGGCCAACGCCTGGATTTTTCATCCACGACGGTTAACCGTCCTACACAAAGGAGTTGCCACATGGCACTTGCCGACCCCCAGTCCGTTACCATCTCTGGTACGGCCATCTCCCTCCCGCGCACCTCTTCGGGCGTCGCGTCGGGAGCCTTCACTTCTGGCGATCAGAACACGAAGCTGACCGTTTCCCACACAAATGGGAAGCGTAATCGGCATCTCGTGCGCCTCGACTCGTCCAAGATCGCTGCTGACCCGCTTCTTGCGGGCATCAACGTGATGGCGAGCGCTTCTGCGTACCTTGTGGTGGATGTCCCGAAGACGGGATTCACCCAGGCTGAGCAGAAGGCCATCGTGGACGCCCTTGTGGCGTACCTCGCGGCTGGCTCTGGCGCCGTCGTCTCCAAGGTTCTTGGAGGCGAGATCTAGGCCTTCTTGGCCCGGATCTGAAGGATGAGGCTATGCCTCATTGGGGGTTCTGTGGCTCTGGATCGCCACCCGGAAAGGGGACGATGAAAAGCCTAGCAGAACTCTGGCGTGTGCTCGCATATGAACTCGCGAGCAGATGTCACACAAGCGCCACTCTAGACTGGAAAACAGTCCGGAGTCGTGTCGAACACGAGGGGTTATCGTTTTTGACGATAACTCTTCCCTCCTTCGCCAAGGACTTCGAAAGAAGTCTCGACAGCGGAGTGATTGGCGACGACCAGTTCCTTTCCTTTCGGAAGGGTCCTGGCGGTCTCCCCCGATTTCTCGGAGGTTTCCTTCGCCACGTGTTCGATGAACATGGCGTGTTGCTTGACCATGTCAATCACGAGACGACTGATGCCATCTTCGCTATCAGGGAGCTTTGCTACCTGTATTCGAAGATCGAGCTTCCATGCTCTTCGGAGCGTGAAGCTCGTGCGGTCGAATCGTTTGTTCATGCTGATGCTGAAACTGGGGTTTGGGATGATAGCCATTCGGATGAGGACCTTGCGGACCTTGTTCGAATTTCATCCTTGCTCTTTTCGGACGTTTTCACCAAGATGGATCAAAAGATCTATGAAGGTGACGTCCGACCGAGCCACGGCCCGGGAGCCACGGCAGACAGACTTCGCGGAAACGCTAAGTATGATCTTGCCTACTGGCCCTCGAGACTTGACGCCTGTTTTCCTTACATGGAATATGGCGTTCCCTCGCTAAGTGATTACAATCACCTTGCGGACCGTGTCAGTTTCAGCGACGAGGACAGTGAAGTACCCGCGAGGGTAGTCCTCGTTCCGAAGACAATGAAAGCTCCCCGAGTTATCGCCGCTGAGCCTACAGCGCTGCAGTATATGCAGCAGGCTATAGCGCGACCTTTGGTGGAGCTCCTGGAAGCGGACGTACATCCGTTCGCCGGCATGATCAGTTTTACCGATCAGCTGACCAACCAGGACCTTGCCAGAACAGGCTCCTTCACACGAGGCCTGGCCACGCTCGATATGAGCGAGGCATCTGACAGGGTTTCATTGCGGCAGGCTCTCAGCGTGGTGTCTCGGTTCCCTTGGCTAAGGGAGGCTGTACTCGCCACGCGTTCGAAGTCTGCTGAGCTGCCTGACGGGCGGGTTATACCGCTTCGTAAGTTTGCAGCTATGGGATCAGCCCTCTGCTTTCCCATGGAGGCCATGGTTTTCCTGGCCGCCATTTTTATGGGAATCGAGCGTAAGCTCATTGCAGAGGGGTCACGCAAGCGCCTAACCCGGCGGGACATTGCGTCCTTTAAGGGTTCGGTGCGCGTCTTCGGGGATGACATCATTGTCCCCGTAGACTGTGTTCCCTACGTGCTGGAGGTCTTTACCCATTTCGGGTGGAAGATCAACACCCAGAAGTCTTTCTGGACAGGTATGTTCAGAGAGTCTTGCGGGGGCGATTTCTATGCCGGAACGGACGTTACACCTATCCGTATTCGACAGATGTTGCCCACGTCACGTAGAGCCCACACGGAGCTTGAGTCCGTGGTCGCCAGCCGGAACCATTTTTATGGTGAAGGCCTTTGGGCCACGGCCCGGTGGTTGGATCGATGGTTGGAGAAGGTTCTTCCCCATTTTCCGATCGTTGAACCGACCTCTCAAGTTCTCGGCAGGTGGAGTGTCTTCCCATATTCAATGGAGAAGTACGACGGCGTTTTGCATAGACCCCTTGTAAGGGGCTATGTGCCGGTTCCACGCATTCCCATCTCGCTTGCAAGCGGTGAAGGGAACCTGCTGAAGTGCCTTCTGTCCTCGCATGAGGACCCAAGGCATCTCGAGAGGGCTGGACGTCCCTCAGTCGTCGACATCAAACTGAGGTGGATGCCCCCCTACTAAGTAGGTGGGGATCACAGGAATTTTTGCACGCCTCGGAAGTAG